GTAACCAAGCTTTACATTGTGGGCGCAAATAATGCTTCAATTGCCTCGGTTAATAACGGCAAGAATTATATTACTGACGTTTCAGCAAATTCTCTTTATAACACTGATCAGAACACCTGGCTGGAAGGAACGATTACTAGTGACACTATTACTGAACCTAAAGCATTACTTGATTGGGGATTGCGGGAATTAAGATTGTACAATCATCCACGAATTAACTATGCCGTGGAGGTAACTCAAGATTTTCAAGCTAACTTGGGCGATACTATTAAGGTGATTGATTTATCTATGAACCCGATTTTAACCACGGAGGCAAGAGTCATTCAGCAAACTACCTCAGAAAGTGACCCAAGTCAAAATAAAGTTGTATTAGGTGAGTTCAGTACAGTTAAAGTAATTACGCCGGCGTTTATTCGCAATATGGAACAGCGTTGGAATGACCACGTTAAGAAACTATTTGAAGATGCCCGAGAGAATGCCAATGCAGCCACAGTCAGTTTGATTACGCCGTTAGGTTCAACTTGGTATAACACGGATACTTCCAAACGGGTGATTGCAAGACTATTTATTGAAGGTGAGAATGTAACCTCTTATTTGTCACCGCAAGCTTTTAATTGGCAAAAAATTAATATGGACGGCACCCGTGATATTGGCTGGGAAGCTGACCATGCAAAAGATGGTTATCAGGTTACTATCGAACCACCATTTGTTGGGACACTATTAGTCACCATTGATGATACTTATGTGAAAGATGAGGCAGAGATGTGGATTGATACCAGCAATTCAGCTGATGGTTCCTGGAATAAGCTTTGGGAAACGAAAGATGCCGCCAACAAAGATTTTAATGGCGATCAGCACATTGGGGCTTTACAATTTTCATATTTATTGAGTGATGGTTCAGTGTTGTCTAGTTATCACTACACTAAAGACAAAAGCCATTCTGATTGTGAGTTTATTAAATGGAACACCGATGGAACATTGCAAAGCATGATGTTTGTGACTGGAGGTGGTCATTGTGGTTCTTTTGGTTATGATGAAGGTTCCAACACAATTTATACAGAAATAAAAGATCAGAATGATGGGAAATATTATTTGGTAACAATGGCATACCAAGCCAATACAAGTGCTAGTAATATAACCAAGTGGTGCCAAGTAAAACAATATTTTCGAGTTAACGTTGATTTGAAGAACAATCTGTGGTTGGGAAGTACGACGAGTGGGAAAGTGTATGTTTGTCAAATTAGTGATTTACAAGCTGGAAACTTCAAACCAATCATTGAATTTAAATTGCAAGATTTTAAGTGGAAACCATTACCAGCTGGAACCACTAATAATGGCGCTTATAATACTCTTCAAGCGAATGGGATTAGTTATCCATTTGCTTTTTTTACGGCTGGTGATGTGAACAACGCTGATGACAAGCATGTTATGTGTATTAATTTAATTACACAGTCAATGGTATTTGACTATGTAGTGGAGCCAATGCAGGACATTAAGTTAGCAGTGCCGTTGGAAAATGGCGGGCATTTGGAGCCGGAGGGCATATATGAAGATGTTAATAATTCTAGGTTAATTGTTGGCTTTAACGTTTCTGAATATAGGGATGCTGCACACACTGTGTCTATTGCTCATAGTGCATTATATACGGCTCCCCTTAAAATCCGTGATGATTCTAAAGACTTAGCTGTTGAATATCCTGAACAAGATGAAGGTGAAAATGATGAAGCTGAACAACCAGTAATTGCTGGAAATGATAATGCGGATGATTCGGATGCAAGTTCAGATAGTGATGAAGATGGTGATGAGTTAATTGGTGAAGGAACCGAAATTGAGGATGGTGATAACGATTGATTATTGCAACGGGAACTTTAAATATTGATGAAAATGCTAAGCTTGCCCAGCAAGCTTCTGACGATGCCAAAAGTGCCGCTAATTCTGCAGCTGATGAAGCGGGTAAGGTTAAAACATCGTTGGATGGGAAAATCACTGTTTCATCGCAAGAGCCTTTTGATGATGGGAAAAATCATGATGAAGGTGATATTTGGTATGTTCAAGACAGTAACCATATGACTAGTGAAATGTATACCTACGATGGTTCGGACTGGGTTAAGACTAAAATGTCTCAAACTGTCCTATCGGTTGGACAGCTTTCAGCATTAACTGCTGATTTGGGAACTATTGAAGCCGGATATTTGAACTCTGTGGAAGTTGACTCATCAATCATTAAAGGTGGCAGTATTTCTGGTTCATCTTTGTCGTTAACAAATGGAAATACTAATTATTGGTTAGATCAGAACGGGTTTCATGACAGTTATTATGGAAACGATATATTTAATGGATATGTAAAAAAAGATGTTTGGATTAATGAATCAGGAATTTCAATTTCTGATGGAAATTATAAGGCTGATATTCAACCAGAACAAATTAAAATGTCTGGCGATGGTGGAACAGGAACTATTTGGTCTACGAATATTAATTGGCCTGCTATTACAATTTCAGATAACATTCAAATAGATTCTAAACACATAATTCACAGCAATGATTATGGAGCTTTGTATTTTGAAGGAGGTTCTGATGGTGGTGAAGATGGTATTGACATTCATGCCGGCGGGGTTTACTCACATGGAACCAATTTACTTAGTGAAATTAATAAGATTGAAAAGAAATTGAAAATGTAAGGTGATCTGATGAATGATATTAACGCGCAAGATTTAATTAACCAATTAGTTAATGAGTACAGTCAAGATATGGCAGCAAAAAATCAACAAATTGCGTTATTAAAAATTGAAAATAATCAGCTTAGAAAGAAGGTGAAAACTAATGAGTAAGGAACTCGCATTCACGGATGATAATGATGTGGTTAAATATTTAGATACAACCACTGCTTTTAATCTGGCACTCACGGCCGACGGGGTGGCCTTTGATTTAACTAATGCTAAGTCAATTTTGGTAAAAATAGCTAACGATGATGGCTATATCATGCAACAAACTATTGATTTAACCACTGTAACTAGTTCGCTTGGTGGAACACTAAGCTTTCCAATTAATCAGGATATCATGAACACATTGGTTCCAAATGATTATGATATTGAAGTTTGGGTTACTATGAATGATGGTACGCAGGCTATCTTTCCAAGTGATGGTACATTAGGCTTTTCAATTGAAGAGAACCTCATGAGTGATACTGGTGAAGTAATTCCGACAATCACTTTGAATGATTTTCAGCAACAATTTGATGATCTAAGTAGTCAAATGGAGAATGCAGTCCACAATGTGCAGAAGGGTGATCAAGGTAATCCTGGTAATGGTATTAAGTCTGCTAACAATCAGTATCAGTTAAGTGATTCACCAGTTACAGTTCCCACAGGGGGCTGGTCAGATACTATTTTGGCAACAACTGATCAACTTCCTTATCTGTGGACTAAAATTATTTTTATCTACGATGACGGAACAACTAAAGAAACTAATTTTGTTTCTAGCCGAGGTGACACCGGTAGCCAAGGTCCAATTGGCCCGGAAGGGCCGCAAGGGAAACAAGGAAATGGTTTGGTTGTTAGGGGGAAAGCTGATAAAGAGGAAAATTTACCCACAACGGGTAACAACCAGGGTGATGGTTACTTAGTCGGAACGGACTTATATATCTGGATAGATGGTTCATGGCAAAACATGGGAAGCATTACGCCTGATTTAGCTGACTATGTAAAAGTAGCTGATATGCGTAAACCAGCCAGTGATGTAGCGGGGATTGAAGAGGTTAACGCCAAACAAGATAAAATTGGTTACACGCCTGCTGATGATTCCAAAGTAGCCCACCTATCTGGCGCAAACAACTTTGACACCGTTCCAACTGTTAAAAATAATCCGTTATTACTAGCAAGCAGTTTACCATCTGACCTAGCACGAACGGGCTCAGATCAAGAGTTTACGGGTAAGAACACTTTTGATACTGCACCAATTGACAAGACAACCGGTCATCCATATATCACCAAAGACGGTGTGCCAGCAGTTCCTGATACTTTGGCAGATACCACGAAAGATACTAACTTTACAGGAAAACTTCAAAAGTCTGGAATTGACGTGGCAACTACGTCAGATGTTAGTAAGGCAGTAAATACGGCTACTGCAAATATGGCAAATACTACAAAGTTAGCAAACTTTACAGCTGGCTTACAAGTTAATGGTAAAGATGTTGGCACAGGTGGTGGCGACAAACTAACAACACCTTGGGTTGTGACTAATTATCAATCAACGGACACGATGGGTCCACATGGCTGTAACGAAGCAACCGGATGGCGTATTTATAATGACATACTGTATTACTACGGTTATTTTTATGGGGCTACGGTATCAGAAGCTGTTATTTTTAATCTTTACACCGCTTATCCAGATTTTAAAAAGACTTTTAAAACTCTTGGTAGCAGTCCGGAATTAATGCATCAAACGTCATCTGGTTTTTGGGCTTTTAATGATTGGGGGAATCAGATGGTGAGAAATGAGGGCAACCTATTAATAGGTATTAAAGATACCGCGACACCACTTTCTGTAAATATTGTTTATCCATTGGATCGCTTATAAAATAAAGGAAGATAAAAACTTATGTTAAACGAATTATTAAAATCATTCAATTCATTACAAGTAACCGGTGCAGTTGTTTTTATGGTACTGCTTAAGCTTGTTAAGACACTGTGGAAAAATAAAATTGTCACTTGTTATTGGTTGGAATGAATTAACCAAAGATCAGTTTACTGATATTACTGGTAAGAATTATGACACAGGGGTGGAAAATTCATCAACTGCTTCTTAATTGACGGTCAGTTGAGTACACTCACATGTAGACGTTTTTTGGAATGCAAGTTTAATTAAATTAAAGTCCGTCACTTTTTTGGAACAGTGGTATAATCATTTTCGTAGGCATTAACCCCCTTAGTGCCTACGCATTCGAATATTCATCTGAGCATTTATGAATGCCCCATGCTCATACATTCCCCTCAATGTATGTGATGTATACACGCCCGTCATAAGATGGGCGTGTTTGTTTTCAATAATTAGTTGTTACGACTAAATAATCGTGATACAATGCGTTTGTGGAATTCCATTCCTCCAAGAAGGAATTTCATGTTCTTCAATATGATAAGAATTGAGGACGCCCTTTAAAGCGGGGCGTTTTCTTTTACACAAATTTTATGGAGGTAATTTTATGTACACACAAATTGTCGATATTTTTAATTCTCTTAAAGCAACCGGACTGGTTGCTTTTTTAATTGCTGTAATTCCAGCAACTTACAAATTGGTTAAACCGTTGATTGAAGCTAAAATTAAAACTGAAAAGAATACTCATATCAAGCAAGGGATGGAATTAGGCTTGAAATTAGCGAATGCTTTCGTTCCTGTGGTGGCAAGTATGCCTGCTTTAAGTAACTCAGATCGCAAAAAGGTGGTCAATCAATTTGTTGATTCTGGCTTAAAAGAGTCCGGCTTTAATTTTAAAGCAGAAACAATTGAAGGATTAGCAGAACAAGCTTACCAGTATTATAAACACACTCTAAAGGGAGATAATCACAAAGCACCTGTTACTCCGGCGCCTACAAATGACGTTACACCCGACGTTCCAGTCGATGACGATCCGGAAGTATTTAACGAACCCCAATCATCTGAACAAAAGTAGGAAGTGACGAAAATGACAAAAAAGGTTGCTGATTTATCAGTATTTCAAGGAAGCTCCGAGTCTTATATGAAGTCACTGAAAAGTCACGGAATTGATACCACGGTGGTTAAATTGACGGAAGGCACTGGATACATTAACCCTAAAGCTAGAGAACAAGTGGCTAACGGATTCAAAGTATTTGGTACTGTGAGTGTTTATCATTTCTTTCATGGTCATGGTTCATCAGAAGCTAAGTATTTCTTAGCTTGGGTAAAAAGCTTTGGGTTGGATAAATCCACAGTCTTGGCCCTAGATGTGGAAGCACAAGACCTTCCTTGGAAGACTACAGCTGAAGTAAATACCTTTTTAAAGGAGTTAAAAGCCAACGGATTTACCAACGTTATTACTTATGGATCCGGTTCATGGTTTGCTGAAAAGCGAATTGATCGAGCGAAACTTATTGATAAGCATATTTGGGTAGCGGCGTATGGTGTTAGTCAACCGGGAATTGATAATGCGAATGCCTGGCAATATACCGATAACTATGATGGATTAAAGGTTGACGCCAGTTTAGATTTTGATGGTTCACTGTCCGGAAGTGGGGTAGTTATTAAACCTGCTAAACCGGAATATTATCAAACTCCAGGCCTATACGAAGCAACACAAAGCGTAATTCACCAATTTAACGATGCTGAATTCAAGTCTAAACGGCATACTCGTCTGATTAAAGGAAGTCGATTCTATGCTACCCCAATAAAATATGGTGAAATTTATCGCCTTTCTACACCAACCGGTTACTATACAGCAAACAAAGATAAAGTTAAATTTATTTTTGCAGTAAAGGCTGGTGATAAGTAATGGTGGAAGTTCCTGACGAAATTAACATGACTGAGATGTTAATTGGAATTAAAGAAGATATTTCTTCTATTAAACAGCAGTTAAATGATCAAGCTGATTTGGATGAAAAAGCAGATAAGGCTTTGGCCAAGTCCATCGAAAATGAACATCGAATTGATAATTTAACTCACATAAACTATGCATTAATTTCTTTAGTGGCAACGGGAATTATTGTACCGTTGATTATTTATTTAATTGAGAAATTTATGTGAGATGAATCCCCCTTGAATGATTATGGGGGGAATACATATATTGGTATATATTAATTAATATTATTTTTTGCTTTTGATAATATTATGCATATATTAGCTTTTGGTTATTGAACTATCATTTTTGAGGACAAAATAGCTAATAACGGTCAAATAACGGTCAATTAAAATTATAAATGCCCTTATATCAACGTTTGTAAGGGGCACTTGTG